AGTAGTAGGGTTTTTAATCCGTTCCTTTAGTCGGCTTTTGCGTCCCATATACATCCATAAGTGCTACCCTTTACCATCTGAACCAATTCGGTTCTATATTCAGTCGAAGGTGATATCTTATCGATAATTCCCTTCGCTTGATCACAAGTTAAAATAGCAGCAATTAAAATGTCCATGAGATGAACGATCCGTTCCGAGTCGGCTTACTTGCGTCTCCAATACGGGAGATGAACGTTGTGTTAATACTAACACATTTGAACTATTTAGTCAAGTAGATATGTCTTTTTGTTACATCGACCCTACAGGTCAAAAAATTGCGGAGATTTTTTTGCCCAATATATGGAATTAAAAGTCGAATTTCGTTTAGGAGATAAAAACTTCTGTTCTACCATCCATCCTTGTGGCAACCGCATTATTATTACAAAGATTACCCATATCCTTATACCTATCAACTTCTACCTTACTAAGAATATTAAATGCTATTGATATCCTTACTTCATCACTCTCATTCTTCTCAACCTCATGTTCCAACCATGATGGAAAATAAAATATCATATCTTCCTCTGGAGTAATACCTAATTCAGAATACATTCCATAAAACTTAGAATCTGCCATTGATTCTATAGTACGTCCTCTAGGATCATGAACTAAAAAACGTCCAGAATCTTTTGGAACCTTAAGATAATAAACACCAGAAGAAAGCACTACACAATCAGTATGATGATGTTTACGATTAAAATCACCTGGCCGATTGTAATTAACCCAATATTGAATATAGGTTTCAGGTAAATCCATACCTTCAGGTATGGGCATATTATTTTTTATTGCTTTAAACAAATCATCACAAGAAAAGTCATTACCTTTACCTTCTTCCTTAGATATGTTATCCTGAAGTACTGTTCCACCTTTCCACTCAATGACATTCTCCAAGATCATTGAAGTATCAAGACCCAAATGACCCATCCATAAAGTAGTTGGAAATAGATCAACACGATCCATAATTATTTCTCTCTTTAAAATTATTTATTTGGCAAAGAACTCAGTATTACCATTACTTTTAGTGGCAATCGCATTCTTATCAAAAAGATTCTCCATATTATTATATCTTTCTAATTCATTCTTACTAATAATATTAAATGCTATAGAAATTCTATCATGTTCAGAAGGATCCATACCAATAGCAAGATTAGTTTCAACCTCATGTTCCAACCATGATGGGAAATAAAGTATCATACCTTCTTCTGGTGTAATAGTTATTTCAGAATCATATTCAATGAATTGAGAGTCTGCTGAGATAGGATTAACGGAAGATCCTCTAGGATCATGGAATATAATACGTCCAGAATCTTTTGGAACCTTAACGTAATAACATCCAGAAAAAAGTATAACAGGGTCTGTATGACTATGCCTTTTATTAAAATCACCTGGTTTATTATAATTAATCCAATAGTGTACATATAAATCACCAACATCATACCCTTCTCTTTTAGGTATATTCTCTTTAAACGCTTCTATTAAAAAAGATAACTCAGAGTGAGGATTATCATTAACTATAGGTAAACCTCTACTATCAAGGAGAATAGTTCCTCCACCACGAGTTACCTTATCAAGTTTATTTAAAATATCATGAATAGGTAAATCTAAATTTCCCATCCATATTTTGGTTGGGAATAAATCAAAACAATTCATATCTATTTTCTTTTTTTCTTTCTAGAAGGTGTTGTCTGATATCCCCACAACTTAGGACTTACAGTTCCACTACCATATTCTATACTCTTTAATCCACTCTTAAACTTATCCCAATACATATCAAAGAGTTTAGTCCTTGTACCTCTACTTAAATCTAAAAGAGTCTTATCATCAACAGTATACTTAATAACCCAAGCATCATTAGGTGCTTGGGTGGTATGAACATCTGCTAAAGTACCATTAGAAACTAAAATCTCACAAGCATAATTTGTTTTAGAACTTTCCTTTTCTTCCTTAGTCCAAGGATCAAACTTGACTTCGGGTTTGGGATCTAATTTCTTATCTTCTTTTGTTACTACTTTTTCAGTCATGATCTATTTTGTTTTGTAATTCTTTAACAGCATTTTCAAGAACAGTAAGACGTTCTCCATGATTAGTAGAAGGTGCTTTATGTGCCTGTGCTTCTAATGCTTGCAATCTTTCTTCAATTGTCACGATCTACCACCCCATGTAATTTCTGGGTATGCTTCTGACACTACATCCTTAGTAATCTTATACTTATCAGTTAATTTTTTATCTTTAGTAAGAATAAGAATCTCTGCCTCCAATGGATGTAATCCTGTAAGAATATTAATGAACATAGTCTCTCTACGAAGACCACTTAAACCATCATTACCACCCTTAATAAAGTTATAAAACTTCTGATATTCTTTTCTGATACTTGCCTTACCTTGATCTTGAGAACCAAGAGAAGTAGTTCTCAGTTCACTCATTTTACTAACAGCATCCTCAATCTTTTCCGATAAAGTACCTGTAGTTGTTTCATCCTCTATATTACTACCATAAGGAACTTCGCCTTGTGGTAAGAGAGAAATAACAGTATCATCAAAGTTCCATATACAAACTGCCATTACAGATGGATGTTTATATCTTTGAAGTACTTCTATCTTCTTTGCTTTACTTCTCATCTTAGAAGCAGCATCAAATACTTCAAATACAAAAGGATTTGTTGGAAGATCTGGAATCTTTTGAGCAGTAACAGTTTTTGCTTTTGCTGTTGACGCTTTTTTAGTCGTCGTCTTCTTCTTTGTCGTTGTCATAATTGTTTTCAAATCTAAATGCTACAATGTCATCTGGAACTAAGTTCCCATTACCGTCAAACATCTCAGGATGTATTCTTGGTATCTCTTGGTAATTCATCATATACTCTCTGGCAACCCAACCACCAATGGCTCCCACTATTAGGAATAATAATGTTAGAAAAGATCCAAATACTAAACTTATTGCTAACATGTCTCGTCCTCCTATTTTAAGTGTTGTGATGTGTATTGGTTTGGTTTTCTTTTTACCTCCAGTTAAGATGAATTCAAACCCACGATTAATATCATAATCTGGCTTATTTATACTGACCTTAGACAATATTTTTTTCTCTGAGGAATTGAACAGTCTCTGTACAACCCCCAATTTTATGTCTCTGCCCCGTATCATCACATACTACCTGTGGAAAGGTTGATCCCTGTCCAAACTCAGCATAAAAATCCTCTTTACTAAAGTCATCATCCAAATTATACACCACATGACTTAGTTTTGTCAACGACATTACTTCTTTTATCTTATTACAATATCCACAACCCTGTCTACTATAAATCGTAAAATTCATTTCTGGATTTAATTTTAAAAAATTATTTAGTAACTTACTATACCACTATTTCTCATAAACACAATAGTATGCTCTCAAATACGGATTTACATTACTATAAAAATAACTATCATTAATAGATGCACATTTAAATCCAGATTGAGAATATAATTCTCCCAATTGATCTTCACTAAAACGATAAGGTCCTACACGAAATCTAATCTCATATGGACTTAAAACTTTTAAGAGTATAGTAGTATTATTATGACTTATCCTATCAATCATATCAAAATAATTATTATAATCCCCTAACATAATAATATTATGTATCAATCCTCTATCTAAAATAACATCATACTTTTCTTTTATCTGACTATCTAAAGCATCATCTATAATAAAATTACTAACATCATACGTCAAAACATTATTAACATCTGTTGCTGTTACATCAAAACCCATCTCCTCTAAATGATATGCCTGAGAACCATTACCACATCCCAAGTCTATAACACTAAGATTACTCTTACCTTTAAAATATTCTTTAAAATCTAAGTCAAGGGAATCATGATCCCAAGGATTTAATTCCATTATAATTAATATATTTAAACTATATTATAACATAGTTTAAAAACCAGCAGCAAAAAATCCTGATAAACTAACCTGACCTCCTCTAGAAGTTATTAAATCATCAGTATATTTTGCTGTAGTTATAGAATCTGTTTTTATACCAGTTGGATTATATGTTGGAGCAAGTATTGATGTAATAGCACACCCTAAAACTTGTTTCTCATTAAGAACAGATAAATCATTAATCTTATAATCTTGTTGATCACCAGATCCAAAAGAACCAGAAACTACATTTATTCCTGTATTAAAGTCCCATTTATTAGTTGATTTATCCCATGTTATAGACTTTGTACCGTTCCCAAGAACAGTTATTCCACCACCATCCGCAGTATCATCATTAGGTCCACTGAAAGTAAGTATATTAACATCAGTACCAGTACCACTAAAGGGTGGAGATACAGTAAATGAATTTTGAGTAACGCCAGTTACAATGGTATCATTAGGTCCACTTAGTGTAACATTTTGTGGATCAGATAAAGTAAGAACAGAACCTTCAGTAATATTAGAAGTATCAGATACACTTGTTACAGTATCACTTCCTGCACTAATAGTTCCTGTAACTGTAGTTGGCATAATATATCCCAACTCAATATTTCTATCTTTAATCTTAACATTAGATGATCCTAATATAGTAGTCTGGTTCTTAACTGTAAAATCATTTGTTCCAGTTAATGTTCCACCTAACTGTAAATTTCCAGTGACTATAGAATCTCCAACAACATGTAATTTAACTCCATTAGCTGTTATACCTATACCAAGATTACCTTCTATTCTGGCATGACCCAGAATCATTTTATCATCACTATCAAGAAGTCCACTTACAGCATAAAATAACTGACCATGACATACAAAACTAATCTTTGAGTTCCTATTAGAGAATCCAACAATAGTTTGTCCTTCTTTTATTTTTATATCTGTTCTAGTATATGTTTGTCCTGGCTCAATTCTTATATTATATTCAACATATTCAGTACTATCAAAGTTGTCTAGTCCAGCATTAGAAATTCCTATTGTAGCAACAGATGCCTCAACACCCATATTACATACACTAAGAGTAGCGTTAACTTGTGACCCTGTAGGAGCAACAAATATAGATCTCTTCTGTTTATCTGTTGTTATAACATGACTGAGTACACCAGACCTAATTGGATGTAAAGCATCGCTAATAGTCTGACCATAAAATAAGAAATTGATATCAGTCTGATCTGATCTAACTATTAATTTTTGTCCAGCACCCAAATGTATATCCTGAGTTTCATATGTCTGTCCATACTTAATATTCTTATTATATTCAAAATATCTTAATGCGGATCCCTCCTCATACGCAAGTTGAATACGGGCAGGAGTAGAATTCTTACTGGCTATAGATACCTTACCAACAGTTAGTTTATCACTACCTCCAGTATATAACGTACCAGGTTGTCCAACTTGTGGTATAATGCTGTTTAACAGTCCAAATGCCATTTAAACACACAATAATTTTAAATATTTATAATGATTATACTAACAGGATCAAAAGGATTTATTGGTCAGAACTTTCTTAAGTACCTGATAGAACATTCTGATGAAGAAATAGTTACTGTTGATGAGCATGATTGTTGGGATTGGTTAGCATATTTTAAGGACTGGGATAAGGTATCTCTTATACTACACCAAGGAGCAATCTCAGCAACGACAGAAACAGATATAGATAAACTCCATAGAACTAATGTTTGGTTCACTATAGAGTTGTTTGAGAGGGCAATAGAGCATCAAATAGATGTTAAATTTGCCTCATCAGCATCAGTATATGGCAATACAAGAAGAAGTTTATTCTCAAGTACTCCTAATAAGATAAGTCCTCTAAATTATTACGCAATTACTAAGTTACAAATTGATTATTACATACAAGATAACCTAGATAAGTTCTCATCTATCCAGAGTTTCAGATACTTTAATGTGTATGGAGAAGGAGAAGATAAAAAAGGAGATCAAGCAAGTCCTGTTCATAAATTCACACAACAAATAAAAGATACTGGTAAACTAAAACTATTTGAAGGTTCGGGTAAGTATCTAAGAGATTTTATTTGGGTTGGTGATATAGTAGAAGTAGTTCTTAATAATGATAAACCATCTGGGATCTATGATCTTGGAACTAGTAGTCCAGTTAGTTTTAAAACTGTTGGTGAACTAATAGCAGCAAAATATAATGGAGAAATAGAATATATTCCATTCCCAGAACACCTAAAAGGAAAGTATCAATACCTAACTATCGCAGAGAAGGTATGGGACTATCAGTTCGTAAACGTAGCACAGTATCTTAATTTAATATGATAAAATCTATATTCCCACACAACTTTTATACTGAAATAATTCCAGAAAATAAAGAGGAGTTAGTATATGAACTTGAAAACGCATTACCAGATGAAAACCAACACTTTCAATGGCAAGAAGGATGCAAAGTAGAATTGGAAAGGTTATCTGTAGATCAAAAATATATTAACTTATTCAAACCAACTTTAGATATATTCTTTGAAGACTTAGGAGAAACTCATAGAAATTTTGATCCATATAGACTAGGATTATATCTGAGTGAGATCTGGAGAAATAATTATAAACAAGGATGCTTTCAAGAAATTCACGATCACACACCACTACATTTATCGGGCGTTGTTTTCTTAACTGATGAACAAGAAGGTGATGGTAGATTTTTCTTTTATAATAGACATAGTTCAGAAATTCCTAAAGAGTGGAGAGACTTAAAGGTATTTCCAGACGATAGACTTTATATTAATGCCGAAAGAGGAAAGATTTTATTATTTCCATCATATGCATTACATGGTGTAACTATTCATAAAACAGATAACCCTAGAGTAACTGTAGCATTTAATATATCCTTTGATACATCAATCCCCCCTGAAGACTCTATGTGAATCCAAATCAAAATGTTGTGTAGAGAACTCAAATAATTCAGAATCTTCAAGAGCAACCATCTGATGTCTCATCTTTCTTTCAATATGAAACTTATCACCTGGTTCTAAAACTATACTCTCAGACAATCCTATATCATCATCAAAACCATAGAAGAGGTGTATCTTACCTGACTGTAAATAAAATGTTTCATCCTTTAAGAGATGATAATGCCAAGAACATCTCTTACCCTTAGCAAAAAATAAAAGCTTGCCACAATATTCAGAAGTATTACATATCCACTTCTCATAACCCCAACCCTTGGGAACAAATTTTATATCATCATTATTCATACAAAATTAGGACCTAATCCCCAACCAACTACGACTCTACGTTTACCTTCAGTAACAGGTGTAACTCTATGTAGAATAAATGAAGGGAATATAACAATCTCACCTCTACCTATTTTAACATAACTATCTTCCATACCATACCTAAACTGTAAGTCACCACCCTCATAATCATCATGATCAGATAGTCCTATAGAAAATGATAACTTTCTTTGAACATGTTGTGGTGATCTGGCAGGAGGATCTATATGCCAATCAAAATGCCCACTATCTTCCGCATGATATTCACAATACTGAAGTGGTTCCCAACTATCAATTGAATAATTCCATACATCAGTATTAATATCTCTAATAGTTCTTGTTATATTATCATAAACTGGCATCAATAATTCTTTATCATCCTCATCAGTTAAAGCATATATTTTAGTTGTTCTTATACTACCTTTTGATGGTTCTACTGATGGTAAATCTGGTCTTGCTGCCCAAGACTCAACTAGAGCATCTTCCAACTCTTTATCCTCAAGAGATGTCTCTATAGACTGCAATACCTGTTCATGAACCATATCCTTCAAATGGATAAACCATATCCCATGTGGTTCTGTTGGAGTTAGATAATTAAAATCTTTATAAAAATAACTCATTAAACACCATGACTTTCAAAGAATGAATCACACTGCCAACCCTTATCATCTATAAAATAATCTGCGTGTGGTTTACCCATTATCAATTCATTATATTTAACACCCCAACTTTTAAGTTGATCTTGTGTCAACTCAAACAAAACCCCCTCTGCTTTTACTGAAGCAATAGAATGAGGTTCCTCAGAAAATCTACCCATCGCTCTAGCAGTAAAGTAAATTATATAATGACCTTCATCATAAAGTTTATTTAGTACCTCGATTCTATCTTTCCACGGTTCTGCTTTATGGTAATCCCTACCAACAGTTGGTGTACAAATAGTACCATCAATGT